CAAAACCTTTGATCCCTTGACACCTCTTATTCTATCTTGTGTGTGATGTTTGTGGCACTTAGGACCATGACACCAATTATATTCTGACATAATTAGTGCCTCACTTTCCATGATTGCGACGCAGTTCGATATCCATGTGCGTCTAGATCATAATAGACATAATAAGCAACACCTTTTTTTGATGTTCCATATCTGCTTTTTTCGTCATGCTTTCCACGTCTAGTAATATGCTTTTTGTCTTTGTTTGAGTAGTAAGTTATATAAAAGTTTTTAGTCATTTATCCTCTTTCTGTTATGGGATAACCCTATAGGATTATCCCATAATTGTCAATAGTTAATTTAAACTATTTTGTTG